GCGTGATCCACATACACGAGGAATAAACTTTGGCCTTTGATCCAATCTCGGCTGCCCTCGACATCGGGGGCAAGCTGATTGACCGACTGTGGCCCGACCCGCAGCAAGCGGCAGCGGCCAAACTCGAACTCTTCAAGATGCAGCAGGCTGGCGAGCTCGCGACACTGACCGCTGACAGCGTGAGCGACGCGGCCCAGGCCTCCATTGATCAAGTCGAGGCTGCCAACGCCAACAAGTTCGTCTCCTACTGGCGCCCGACGCTGGGCTGGGTATGTGTCGGCGGCTTCGCCTATCTGGTGGTCGTGACGCCGGTTGCAAACCTCGTGGCATCGCTGCTGGGCTTCACCATCGTCATGCCCGCGGCGCCGCCTGAGCTTAACTACGTGCTGACCGGGTTGCTGGGCCTTAGCCACGTCTCCCGTTCTGTCGAGAAGGTGTATGGAGTAGCGAAGAAATGAGCTTCCTGGACAACCTAAAGGCCTACTTCAACGCCAAGGCGCGCGCGCCGGCCCCTGGGACAGTCGCTAGCGCTCCTGGAGGCACCCTACAGCCCCTGAAGGCCTCTCCGGTCACTACCCTAGCGGCCCCCTCGCCACAGGGCGTCCAGGTGGCCTCCAGGCCGGGCGTTTCTCCGGTAGTCGGCTGCACGGTAGGCGCTTGGCAGGCCTACGAGGGCCTCCTGAGGTTGCGGGAGGGGTATCAGGATGACGTCTACCTGGACAGCCGTCTGAAGCCTACGGTTGGCATAGGGCACCTTGTGCTCCCTGAGGACAACCTTCGGGTGGGCCAGTGGATCACTGACGCTCAGGTTAGCGCCTTCTTCGAGCACGACGGTGCCAGCGCCATGCGCGCAGCGGTGCAGCAGATGGATGACGCCGGCCTCACCAGTCAGGCCTTCCTGCCATATCTGGCCAGCGTCTGCTTCCAGCTCGGGAACGCCTGGACGACCAAGTTTCCCAACACCTGGAAGATGATCTGCGCCGGCCAATATGGTGCGGCCGCCGCGGCTCTACACGGAACGGCGTGGAACAGCCAGACGCCAGTGCGTGTAGCTGACTTCCAGGGAGCCTTGAACAGGCTGCCAGCTAAAGCCAAATCCTAACTGTCCCGTTCCTCAGGAACGCGTAAGTTAGAAGTCTGACGAAAAAAGCCCAACCAGCAATCCCAGATCGGGACTGTCGGTTGGGCTTTTTAGGTTACTTGAAGGCGCTGGGGGATAGCTCGTCATACAGGAAGTCCAGATCAGCGGCGTGCTCGTCAACGCGCCTTGCTATCGCCAGGTGTGAAGCGCAAGCCGAGCACGCGGCGTCGTCAAGGTCGTCAACGCGCTTCGCTGTCTCCACAGCACCGTGCGCGGTCCCGCAGATCAACTGGTAGAGAACCGCATACCCCTCTACCAGGGTCTCCACCCGCTTCTCCAGGCGGCGCACATACGTCACCAGCTCAGGCAGTTCGCGCAGCGGCATCTGCCCTGCTTGGCCGCGGTCCATTCCGTCGTGTCTCATAAGGTCTTCCTCCAATAAAGGCTGCCCTCACACCCCCAGGGGGTAATCGGGTCAAACAGTCGGAACCCACAGTCAATCAGGTGGTTTGCCGACACGGGGTTGCAGATGGTATCGGTGATAAGGAAGCCCAGCCCCATGCTTCTGGCGAGGCGCTCACGGACCTTGATCAGCCGTAGCTGGAGCCCGTGGCCTCGGTGCTTAGGCAGGACGCCGGCGCGGCACAGGTAGGCGCCAGCTTCCTTGACGCCGACATGAAGTCCCGCGAAGGCACCTGGGGTATCTTCGGGGTCATATGCAAGCCACCAGTGGGCCGGCTCAATGTCGTAGACGGCACACCGTGGGAAGCACACTCGGTGCATCGCGGTGATGACCTTGGCCTCGGTAGTGCCGTTGACCTTGTGGACGGTGTAGCCAGCCTTCACCTGGGTAGCACCGTCACAACTATCTGCACCTCCCCGCAGAACATGTAAGGGCTACCTACGACCACGTTCATGTTGGGGTAGGAGAGACGAAGGCGGGCGATAGTTGGCGCCAGGGAGTCCTCTGTGGGGCCCGCCAGCACATACTCAGTGCTGGCGACGTCCCGGTAGAAAGACACCTGACGAACGGGGTTGTAGGACTGGTGGGTTATGGTCACAGCATCTTCGCCCACACGGCCCTCGCGTTCTCGCCCGCCTTAACCCGGTCTTCCCGGTCAAGCCGCTCGATGATCATTTCAATATATCGGGACGCCTTCTTCAAATCCTCCCGGCCATTCTTGGCGTCGAACCGGCAGACGTATTTGACGACATTGCCGACGTCGAAGGGGAGATTGTTGGCCGCATTGAAGGTGGCCGGCTCGATGACGAAGCGGGCGTAGTGGGCCGGCTGGCGGACGACGTCGGGCGCGTGCTGCTGGGCCTCGTATCCCTGCTGCACCACGCCAGGATATGCCCCCGATCCCTGCTGCACCACGCCGGGATATGCCGCAGCGTTGGCTTCGCTGTATGCGTCAAACTCGTCGGGGTAATATGTCCACTTCGCGTCGTAGTTACGATAATTGCTCACTCTTTATCTCCTGTAACCAGTGGTGTCCATAGGGGTGTTGTGGGGTGCCACAGACGAATTGTCTGCTCGGCCTTGTTCCAGTCTTCGTAGCGTAGGATGCGCGCCACGCGGGCTTGCACCAGGGCGTCGGCTTCGGTCAGCTTCTTCAGTCGGTAGGCCATGACGACCTCCTTCCAAAGCTCTCCCAGGGGCCTTCCGACCCGCTTCAAGGCCTTCTCCGCCCCGACCTTGCCACACCCCGGAAGGCCAGTGTAGCCGTCGCTGATGTCCCCCATAAGTGTCTGCTTCATCCAGAAGTAGTCGCCTTCAGCGTCCGTCACGGTGACCGGTTCACGTTCCTTTAGCGGGTTGTAGTGGCGCCCTGGAAAAGTGCGCATGTCTTTATCGACACTGACCACCACAGCGTCGACATACTTCGGGTTCGTCGCCAGGATGCCCAGAAGGTCATCCCCTTCGAGCCCGTGGACGCGCTCACAGCGGTAGCGCTCTTCGCACGCCATGACTGTGCTTTCGTAAACCAACGGCTTGCCCGACGTGCGGTTGGCCTTGTAGGACGGCAGGATGCGCTTGCGGAAGTTGTCAGTGCCGGTGAACGCCAGGATGGAGTTCTTACAGCCAGCGAGCTTCGTCCAGGCCTTGACGAGTTCCAAGGCCGTGGCCGCTGCTGCATGAGGGGAGCCTGAAAGGGACGTCGTGGTGGTTTCGGCGTCCCACTTGAATGACGTCTGTTGAACAATGGCGGCGCGGTAACAGATGATGTCGCCGTCAATGAGGGCGACTGTCACCCGCCCATAACCCCGTCGTAGCACCCCGCCACGAAGGCGCGGAGAGTCTCGTCGTAGGCGTCCATATCCGTGTCATGGAAGCTATGACTGATCCGCGTCGTGGGGCCATTCGGGATAACCCGCACGTCCGTGCCGGCATACTTGTCAGCGAACCGGGCAGCCCGTGCGAGGGACCGGCACTCCTGAACGTGGTCTTCAGGCTCCAGCATGGTGATCGTGCGGTCCAGAAAGTCGTTCATGAACGATGGCGTGAAAACGAAGTGCGCGGGGCCGTGGATGCCGATCTGGCAGGCGCCGAAGTCCATCCGATCTATGGCGTCCTCGGGGCTTTTCAAGCTGCGTAGGCCAACGATCTGAACCTCCAACGGGAAGCTCGGAACACGGAAGCCAACCACCTTGGCCACTTCGCTGCGCATCGTCTGGACGTAGTCCGTGTTCACGGTCATGGACACACGCCAACCGTGGCGAAGAGTGAGGACGTGCTGAATGTCCTCCCAGCCGATTTCGCTGCTGGCGTCTACGAAGATATCAAGGTCCTTGACTTCGCCGCCGAGGATGAGGTCGCGGAGACAGCCGCCTGCGAGGACGGCCGAAGGGGCGATGGACTGAATAAGGCTGAGGATATCTAACCAAGCCGGGGGAACGGTTTTTCCGAAGAGTTGCATGGGTGTTGTCTCCTGTTGTGTGTGGAGGCGTGTAGGTTAGTGAGTCCTTTGACAGTAATGGGTGTGCATGAGACGTAGCTCGGCCAGTGAGGCGTCACTCTTCAATCGGTTAGCGCGCCACGAGATGACTTCCACGTTCCCCACCACATAACCTAGGGCGGGCTGTATGCGATCTAACGAGGGGGTATTGTCAGTGCGTCCCCCAGCCGACCACAGGAGAGGGATGCGTAGAACGGGACAACACTCTGGTATCCAGATATCGCCGTGTTGGATGTTGAACGGAAGATGCGCGCGTGTGGCCCGGTTCTTAGCCGCAGACCATAGAGCGCCGGCCGGACCCCCCATGCGGTAGATGGCCGTCTTTCGATTACGACACTCCTGACAAGTCAGTCTATTACCGCGATCAACTTTTACCGCCCCACATCGCCCGCATAGGGGGTTTCGCGTGTATACTCTAATGACATTCACTCCAGTTGCTGCCGACTGAGTAGGCGCCGGCTAAGGGACATTTTACGTTTAGTTCAACGCCAGCTTGCGCGATGCAATCAGCGAAAGACGTCCCCAACGCATCGGCAATCTCCGGCTCACACTCCATTTCGACTTCATCGTGAATGTTCGCGCATAGCGCCCAGGTAGTGCCGTGTGTGGGCTCGTGGATGTCCATGAACAGCTTCAAGGCCACCTTCATGGCCACTGCGCCGGCCGCCTGTAGCAGCGTGTTGAGCGAGGAGTTGGCCCCACGGGCGTAGAGCTTGCGGCCATCGAGCCCTATCAGGGGCTGCTTCGCTCTGACACGCGCGGCGGTGGCTTCGGTCAGCTTGGCAATACCCGTCATGCTACTTGAGAGAGCGCGACGGACGAGAGCGCCGGTTTCGCGTGGTGGTAGGCGAGATGTAGGGAGCTTTTGGTCGCGTAGGTTTTCAATGACGATGGAACCTAGCTTGACGTCGCCAGCGCCATACATGAGGGCGTAGAGTAGGACCTTGGCGCCGTCGCGGTTGACCACGAAGCCGGCCTTTCGGACGGCGGTAGCGTTGGCAGAATGCACATCGGTTCCCTTGGCCTTGTCGCCGTTTAGGAGCATGTCAGCGAGGGCGCCCTTATCCCACCGGCTCAAATAGTGGGCGAGCATCCGGGCCTCGATGCCTTCGGCGTCGCACCCGACGAGTGCCCAGCCCGGCCGGGGTATCCATAGCGCCCTCATGCGCTCATTCTTGTCGGCTTGGGCGACATTGGGTTTGGAGTGCGTCATCCGGCCGGTGAGCGCTCCGTTGGGGTTCACTCGGCCGTGTATGCGGCCGTTTTTGATCATCTTCAGCCAGCCTCCCTTGCCGTCGCTTAGCTGGCCGAGTTGCTTGGACAAGCGGAAGTGACGACGGAGGACGGCAGCCTCAGGCGCCCGAAGGGTTGCCAGCGTCTTCTCATCGACAATAGGATGCCCGTCCGGGGTAAACGAGCGAGGCTTCCAGCCAAGCTTCTGGAGGCGGGAAGCGACTTGTTGGCGGCTGTCCGCGTTGAAGACTTCAAGGACTACCTTGGTGTAAGGAGCCCCGACAGAGGTGCCTAGCTTGGAGTTGCGGACCTTCGGGATTTGAACGACCGGCTTGCCGTTAACGCGGAGCGGAACCCAACGCGGCGGGAAGGCTGCTTTGAGTTCGGTTTCAAGGGCGGCCTGTTCGCCGCGGAGTTCGCCTTCTAGCGTGATTGCGGCTGGCTCGTTGAAGCAGAAGCCGTTCCGTTCTTGGAGTATTAGGGCGAAGGCAACTTCATGTTCCAAGGCGCAGGAAACGCCCCAGGTGCGGACATGCTTCACGGAGTTGTAGAGTGCTCGGCCGACCTCGATGTCCTGCCGAGCGTAAGTTACGAGATCGTCGTTAAAGGTCTGGAAGTCGCCCTGGTATATCCCTTTGAGAATACCAAGGCGGGAACCGTGCGCGCGGAGGGAGTGATCTCTTTCCTCTGGTTGAGACAATCTCGCCATAACGAGCGTGTCAAGTATCCTGCTCCGGTCAACGGCCCCTGGGTAGAACTTCTCCAACGCCCACCAGTCGAAGCCCAGGCCGTTGTGCCAAACGGTTTCGTCCGCGGATTGTATTCGGGCGATGGCTTCGGATAGGGGAGGGAAGCCGGGCTGGTCGGCGTATACGGTCACTTCGTCAGTGGATGCGTTCCCGATCTGGATACACCAGATGCGGGTCATGGAATGGAGAAAGTTGTCCGACTCCAGATCGCATATTAAAGTTGTCATCTGGTATATCCCTGTGTGGTCTCCTTTAGAACGGTAAAGCTTCGCTCTCGTCTTCGAAGGCTAGCGTCTCGTCAACCTCACTCAATTTCCCAGTCTCCTTGTCATACACCAGCATCCCGGCCGGCCCGGCGCCGCCGCTCAGTCTGTTCTTAAGCAGCCTGAGTTTCATCCTGCCGTCCTGGCCCTGTAAGTCGCGCTCCACCGCAATAACCTGATCACTCAACTGGGCTATGCTGTGACTGCCGCGGAGCATGGACAGGGTAACCCGCCCGCCTTCCTCTGCACTCTTCACGTCGTTGGGCGCTCGGCGTAGATGGCTGATAACGTGAAGCAACACCCCGGTCTCTTCAACCAAGGTGCGCAGCGCGGTCATCGTGTAGTCAATCACGCGGCGCTCATCGCCCTCGACACCCATACCGCTGATGGCGATCGAAAGGTGATCCAGAACCAACGCGTCGCACTCACAGGCCACCGCGAGGTAGCGCAGCTTACTCAGCAACGTGTCGCTGTCGGCCGAACCAAAATGGTCGAACAGCCAGATACGCCCCGACGCCAGCGTGGCATCAAACGCGGCCTTCATCTCGGCCTCTGTGGCCTGCCCAGGGAGGTGACAGAGCTTCCCCATGTGCTGGGACAGGAACCGCTGTGCAGCGTGCCCTACGCTCTCCTCAAGGGCCACGTAGCCCACCTTCAGGCCGTGCCGGAACGCCAGATCATAGGCCACCTGACTTAGTATGGTTGACTTCCCCACACCACTCCCGGCCGTCCACGTCACCAGTGTCCCTTTACGCTGTCCATAAGTCAGCTTCTGGAGCTTAGCCCAGGGGTATTCAATCCCCGGCTGTTGCTGCTCGATGATACGGTCCCAGAGGTCGGCGCCGTTGACGATACCGCCTGGACGCCACACCCTTGCCTGCCAGAGGGCCTTTCCTAAGGCTGATCCCTCGCCGGCTTGAAGCATCTCCGACGCGTCCTTAAACGGTATCTCAGCGATTGACACCTTGCCGGGAGAGAACAACGGAGCGCAGTCGGCAGCGGCCTCGCGTCCCGCTTCGTCCATGTCGAAAAGCAGAACGACAGACTCAAAGCTCTCTAGGAACGAAAGGCTTTTCGAAAGCGCCTTTCGCGCGCTCTGAGCGCCGTTCGGAATGGACACCACGGGCCAGCTACAATTAGTAGTCTGAGCCACGCTAAGGGCGTCAAGCTCCCCCTCACAGACCACAACACGCCTACCGCCCTCCTTCCATAAATGAGCTGCGAACAGCCCCATTTCCTTGGCGTCACCCAAGATGGTGAACTTTTTATCCGATGTCCGCACCTTCTGGGCCACTAGCTGACCGCTCTGGTTGCGGTAATTCGCCACCTGAACCAGACGGCCGCGTTCGTCTGTGGCCGTTCCATAGCCCATGCGGCGGCACGTCGCCTCACTGATCCCGCGTTTAACGAGATCAGTAGGCGTCACTTCCAGAAAGTCTGCGTCCACTCTCGGCCCTTTCCTCGTCTGCGGAGCCGTGTTGCCATCAGCCGGCACGTAGTGAGAGCACCCGAAACAAAATGAGTGTCCATCATCATACAGCCCAAGATTGTCACGAGACCCGCAAGCAGGACACGGACCATGAGATACGCAAGAACTCTCACGCTCCATCTGTCTCCTCTCGCCGCTGCATCCGGTTGAACTCAATCTCACCTTGTCCCTGACTGCGTCTAAGCCCGGTGATCTGTATGCCCAGCGGAAGCGGCGTCACCGACAACAGCTTCGGATCAGTCGGAAAGCCCTGCAAAATGAACTCCGTAGGGAACTGCTTTGACAGCGCACCAAACAGCTCCACGTAGGTAACCGCGATTGATATCTTGCTCTCGCGTTCGATCCTCATACGCGCGTCATCTCCAACAGTTCCTCGGCGAGTTGGCGAACCTCGTCGCGAGTAAGGTCCGTGGAAAAGTATCCGTCACAGGCCTCCCAGAACCGGAATAGCGTGCGCTTGTCGAGTGAGCTTATCTCCATAACCCGCGCAGCCTTCAGGCGATCCAGCATAGGGGTATTACTCATCGAAGGCGTCCATCAAGGCGCAATTCGCCACATCTTTCATATCCTGAATGAGGCCTTCAAGGTCACCCCGAGGAACTGGCCCGACACCGTCATGCCAGATCGGGCGGGCCGTGGCGATATCCGTCAGCGCCTCGGTCAGCAGAGCGATCTTCTGTTGATCGGTCATGGAACCAGCGCCTCCATGCTCGCCCAGATCGGGGAGACAGCCTCGTCAAGATACGCCGCCAAAGCCACGTATATTTCATCAGCGCGCGCCTCCTCGGCCACTGTTAAGGCGCAGCCCTCATCCAGATACTTCGCGAAGATATGGAGGTCGCATATCAGCAGCTCAGGGCGTTCGATCATAAAGGCCTCCTCAGTTGGCGTTCAGCGAATAGCTCGCATATTTTTGGCCGGTTAAGTCACGCTTGATCGTCGTCACCACGGGGTAGCCGTGTTCTTTGATCTCGAAGATTTTGCTGGGCAGATGGCGGGCCTTGTAGACCGCCGCGGCTTCCACCGGGGTGATGTGGCCCACTGCTTTAAGGTGCTTCAGGATCGTCGTGCTTTGAGGCGTCACTGGGTAACACTCCCCTCGTTGTCGAAGTAAACGGTGTCGTGCTTCCCTTCGATAATATCGTCCAGGATCGTATACATATCGTTTTCCTCTCCGGTGGCCACGTATACCCAGCGACCGAACCACCCACGCTGCTCCAGGGTGTAGCGAAATTTAGAAGCCCCTGGGGGGTGTGTTATGCGATACTGCGCTTTCATTTCAAGACTCCTGCGTTGATGATAGCACCAGCCTCTTCGCCGGGCTTCGAATACCGTTTAGTCGCCAGTAGAAACTCAATCTGGGCGTCGTCTCCCCACACGCCGGCCTTAGTGCCGCCGTCCAACACGCCCTTCACGTAGTTGTCGATGTCCCCTCTCGGCAGCAGCAGTTTGCCCGTCCGGGGCTTGGCACAGATGATCTCTACGGCGCACCAGATGGTGGCCTTAAGAGGCGCTCCATGCGGTATCTGCTCAGCGATCTGCTTCTGACAGGCGGCCATCCACTCGGCGTAGGGCTTCGAGTAATATGTTCCGAACCGCGTCACGCTAGGCCGGCTTGCAGGTGATGGAGTGCCCACCACCCGCGCCGTGACAAACTCAGTCCGAGCCAACTTCGCTTACCCTGTCAACGATCCATAAACGCTGCGGAGAGACAGTCTTCAGCGCCTCCAATTTAGCAGCTTCCTCACTTTCCGCTTCAACCTGTGTTATGTGGTGTTCAAAGGCTGGAGCGAGCCACACCAGATATTGCGCCATATCAGAAGTCGCTTTCGTCACTGGCTGCGCCGTCCGCCTCGGTGTCGTCATTCTCTGCGGAGTCGTGTTGCTCTCCGTCGCCCTCGTAGCCGTCTTCCTCGCCAAACCCGAGGTCAGCCGAACCACCCTGGACGAGCTTCAGGAGCTGCACACCACGGAGCCGCAGGCTCAGCCCACAGGCGCCTGTGCCGGGAATGAAGTAGCCCGGCTCGCCGTCCGCACCAATGCCCACCTCAATCGAGCACTTGATCTCAGAGCCACCCCATATCTCCGGACCCATCTTCTTGAAGACGGTATTGGCCAGCGTGCCGCCCTTGATCTCGTGCAGCATACCGAACTCGGTGCCTTGGACGAGCACCTTGCCCTTGGCGTCAACGATCGTCGGGCGCTTGATGTAGACCTTCCCGGCATACTTGCCGTTCTTGATCTCGCCGCTTGCCGGCGTGCCGAACTTGAACTCAATCTCCCCAGTTGGCTGCTCAGTCGCCTCGTCGTAGACTTCCGAGTAGAGCGGGTTAACCACGGCGGACTTGACGCCCTTGGCTTCCAGCGCCTTCCGGGCCTTCACGCTCAGCGCCGCGAACGCGACCTCCGCGTTGGCAACCGCCTTCTCGTGCATCGGCTCCAGCTTCGTGATGAACGCCTTAACGTCCTCGCGGCTGGCGTCGTAGCGCACCTTGGCGGAGAACTCACCTTCCTTCTTGAACTTGGTGTCAGCCGCGTTCAGCTTCGGGTAGACAGCAACGCCACGCGGCGCCATCAGTTTGGGCGCCGAAGGGCGCTTAGTGTCGCTCACTGTGTTAGGCTCCTTTGCGGGCGTCAACGACGAGTCGATGAACCAGCATTGCGATGATTGCCAGATTGAGCGTTACGAGGATGTAGAATTGCACGGTGTTGTGTTCCTTTCTAGTAGGCGGTGGGTTCGTCGTCGTCATCGTCACTGAGGGCGCGCATGGCGGCCACCATCAGCACGAAAAGGCCCATGGCCACGAAGAGCAGCGTCATGACCGCCTCTGGGTCAACCGGAAGCGTTCTTCAATCGTCGCAGGCTGCCTTCGTGCTCTCCCGAAGTCCGCGTGGAACGGCACTCCGGCAGCCGCGTGGCTGGCCATCCTGCGCCCCATGAAGGGGTCGTCCCGGTCCACGTTGGTGGCCCAGGCGATCTGGGACGCACTACTCATTGATTGCGGGGGCATCAGTGTTATCCTCACTTGCAAGGCTTTCCCAGGCCAGTTGAACTTCAGCCTGAAGCCTGTCGTTCCAATTCAAGTCTTCAGTGATGAACTCTGCGATGGCCTTAAGCAGCGCCAGTTGAGCGGGCGTCATGCGTCAACAAGATCAGGGCCACCCTTGCCGCCGCGCGAGTGCGCCTCAATCAGCAGCTCAGACACGCCGGTAGGGTCGTAGCCGCCGTCAATGCACATCTGCACGAACACGGCGCTAAGGCTGACAATGACCTCCTCAACGCGCATAGGCTCAAACGGCCGGCCTGTGGCGTAGTCGGCGGCCTCCGCAAGTTGGTTACAGAAGTCATGGCCCTGTTCGTATTGCGTCGCGTCGGCTTCTCGCAGCTTGGCGAGGAAACGAAGTTCCATGCTGTGTCCTCTCGTGGTGTTCAAAGTCGTGTAGCTACTGGACAGTCTCGTGCGGCTGAAACACGTATCCCCTGAGGGCTGGGTCATCCTTAGGCAACCCTGGGCCACTCAGAATAGCCATCAGGACAGCCTTAAAGCACCCCATGGTGCTTCCCGCTTTCGCTTCCTCCACCAGCCCGTGAAAGGCCGCTGCGAGCGCTATCAGGCCAGCCGTAATGGTCCGCTCGTCGTAGTAGACGAGCATCTCGATGGCCGAACAGAGCTGGTAGGCCTCGCGTTTGGTCTCCGTTGAGACTACCAGGGGACGCTCGGGCGAACCTTCAGCCACCCGCGCCGGCCACGGTGTCGGTTTCCATCACACGGCCTTCCAACTGGCACGCGTAGTGATAAGCCTTTGCTATCGCCTGCTTCACGCGCTCCATGGGCTCACTGTGGCCGCGAAACTCAATCGCCATCAGTATCATATGGAGGGCCACAAGGCTGTCGGTGGCAAGCTCGATGGTGTGGTTTTTAACTGAAGAAATAGTCGGCATGAAGCACCTCATTGATGTTGAACTCCCCACGGGCGGGGGGCAGCTCTAGCTGAACGTGGGGCGCATACGCCTTGAAGCCCTCGTAGAGACGCTCCAGCCAGTTGGTGGAGTAGATGTCGGCAAACGTCTGTCGCAGGACACCTGCAAGCACCTGAGTGTTGCCTGCGTGTGTCCCAAAGCTGTCATGTATCATCGCCCAGTGGCCGATCCCTCGCTCCCTTCCGGCCAGCACAGTCAACGCCAAGTGGGCCGCATCGAAGCTGTGGATGATGTTCGGCGCGCTTGCCAGGGCCTGCTTGGAGGGCTTGAGGCCCACCTCGCCGTCCTCCTGTAGTAGGATCAGGCGACCGCATAAGGTCTCAATCTCGCGGCGCGTCGTCTGGTGATACGCCTGCTCGACAAGCGAGCCGCTTGGGGTCTCCCAACGCAGCGGCAGGCCCGCCTTGCCCAGCTTCGCTGCGCAGTCCTGAAGCCACCCCATGATGGCCTTAGCGGCCACCACAGTGCCCGCCAGCGCCTCGCAGATGCAGTCCCGCATGTAGTCCGCGAGCTTGCCCTGAGAGGGGCCTTCGGGAACCAAGGCGTCAGCCAGTAACTGGTCCCTGATGCCCCGAGCGGTAACGCCATAGGGGGTCGTCATCACTGCTCGCTTGACAGTCTGGCGCGTTACTTTGGTGGTCCAGGCAGCAGCTTCCGGGTTGCCACCGGACGCATCCTCCACTATGCGCTGTCGAACACGGTCGGCTACCAGCGTGTAGATGTCCTGTCGAGGGCCGTTCGTCAGGTTTGTTGCCTGCGCCCCAATAGGGTCCAGACCCATCGCGGACAGGTGCTGTATCCCGTTGCACGAGCCATCCAACGCAATCGGCAAATGGGAGACGAACTCGGAGGGTTCCGTCAGCGCCCAACACTGGGAAAGCTCGTAGCATGCTGCGAGAAAGCTCCATGGGTTTGTCGTCGACGTCCATCCATTTGATCTCAACGGCGTAGACGCGCAGTTCCTGATCAATTCTGCGTTCGCGAAAGTCCATTGAACTCTCTCCTCCAGTGTTAGCTTGTCCTGCCCAGCACAATTCGCCGCGTGGACGCACAACCAGAACTCACCCGTCTCCCCCAAGGGCTTACCCTCGGCAAAGTGAATGAGGCTCTTGCTGATGTCGTCACCCTGCGGCTGGGGACCGCGCACCGGCACCGGGTAGATGCGGTGCCTGAAGTCCTTGGCGTGCGGGTAGTAGAAGACCGGCTCGTCGCGTAGCTCTCGGGCGACTGCGAGGTTGTCCACAATGGCGTTGAAGCGGCCCTTGCGTCGGGCGTTCTCGTCGTGCACCTGGGCTTTCTTGCGGAGATACTCGCCTCGATCCTCCGCGTTCAGCGCCGCGAACGCCTCATCGTCCAGGCGCGCGTGAGGCATCATCTCGCCCGGCTCCAGACCGCCAAGGCGCTGCCCGTTCGTCCAGGCCTCGCTCATGACGTCGTAGATGTATCGGTTGACGGCCCAGCCGGTAGACTGGACCGCGTTGATGGCCTCCAGATCGGCGGCACTGACGGCGCTTGCCAGGGCCTTGGTATGGTCATCCCGGCCCGTGCGGATCATGGGCACCCGATGGAGGACATAGCCGCCCTCAAGAGTGCCACTATGCGGAGCCGTGCATAGTTCTCCTCGGGGTGGGGTAGACAGTGACGCCGCGTATCGCCAATCAAGCGGGCGAATGATCATAGGCATGTAGTGTGGAAGTGTGATAGATCGCCGTTGTTCCACGTCGTCCATCACTGCGCGCGTAACGTCCCCCAGCGCTAAGCAAAGCTGCGAGCGTCCGCCACGTTGCATAAGCATAGTCAACTGGAAGTGCTGGGGAGCTACGGCAACCATTTGACGGACGAGGGCAGCCCCCAGGCCTACCCGCACGTCTTCAGGCCAATCAAGTAGCGTCGCCCCCAGCTTTCGCTTCCAACGGCTCCACGTCGTCCGGTTAACTGCCCCAAACTTGGCGCGGAGGTGTGCGAGGGGGTCTCTGCCGGACGTTTCTGCCAGCGCCGCTACTTCGGCGTGTTCCTTACACGACGTGCCGATACGCTTGGCAATCATCGTCAGGGAAGTGGGCTTCGCGGTTCTGAAGTCCGCCATCTCACACCGCAGACAGGTGTCCATCGTCAGGAACGCCATCGTTTCCGCCTTGACCATTTGAATGGCCCATAGGTGGGCCTTACGATGCCCCCCGGCGCGCTTAATCTCGTCCATACACTCCTGCTGATGCTTCTCAATGGCCACCGTCAGGGCTGGGATGACCTCCCGCATCAGGCGCTTGCCGCTTGGTAGGCTGGAGGGGTCCTTGCTCTGCATCGCTTCGTAGTAGGCCTTCTCGCCCCGCCGTATCTCCGCTATCTCGCGGCGCTGTTGGCGTTCGATATCTAATGCCGTTGGTTGCATGAAGCCTCCTTCGGTGTGGCGAAAGTGCGCCGCAGCTATCTCATTGATCCAGTTACCGCACGACTATATGAACCCGTGCGACCCGTTGTCAATCCACGGGTTTCTGCCTCTTCCAAGGCGACCAACAACCGCTCTCCAGGCTGGGATGTGCGCGTCTGCCGCCCGCGTTTGAGGGTGCCTTTTGTTTAGCACTTCCAGTATCTTGGGTCGGTTGGCGGTGTGTCCTCCACGACAGTGCGGAGGGGAACGTGTGGCGAGATTGTGTCTACCCTAAAACTGTGCTCATTATCCCCGCCAGCTTCGCCGCGCTCTCCCCCTTGCACAGGTGGGCATACCGCCGCGTCATGGCCATCGAGCTGTGCCCGAGGGCGTCCTGGATGTCCGACAGGGAGGCACCGTTCTGGAGCAAGAGAGATGCGTAGGTGTGACGCAGCGAATGGACTGTAGCGCGTCCATTCTGTGCGACCACCGCCTCGGTGGCATTCAATCCACACGCATTTATCGCTCTCCCTATCGCGCGACACGAACCAGCGCGGATGGTGCCATTCAGAGAGGGAAACACCAGCCGGGCGTGGCCTGTCTGTGCCCGTCTCCTGAGCATTTCCAGCATCATGGCCGGAATACCTACCAGACGCTCCTTTTCGGTCTTGTTTCCCCATAGCCTGATTACTCCCTGTTCGAGGGCGATGCGGGACCATTGCAGGCCGGACACCTCGCTCCACCGTCCTCCACACATGACCAGGGCGACGAGCAAGTCCTGGGCGTCCTGGCGCTGTCGGTAGAGCTGGGAGGCAGGGTCAACGGGTCTTCCAGCAACCGGGCGAGCGGGGTCCATGAACGCGTAGACTTCATGAAACTCCGCAACAGATAGGAAGCGCGTCTTTGTGGGTAGCTTGGGCAGTCGCCATGCGTCACGGATCACTCCATTGATCATATCCAGGTTCACCTCGGCCCCCATGGCCGCGGCGTAGCGTGTGCTGGCCCTTAGCAGCTTCAACTCGTGGGCTATCGTCTGGTTGCCGTTCCCCTCCGCCCTACGGGCTTCCACGAGGCTCTGGAGGACACGGGGCGTCAGTGAGCGGAGCGGTGTAGGCCCTGGCAGGCTGAAGCGGGGCCGTGACGGGGCCTGGAGGCCACCAGGACGCCCCTTTGAGGGTGCCTCGCTAGGGTAGGTGCTGGGAGGGCCTCCAGGGGCTGCTGTAGGCCTCTGAGGCCCCAGACGCCCTAGGCACTTCTCCATGAGCCTCCGCTGGCCGAACGCGCTAGCTTTGCTGTCGCTCTCAAGGCTCCTACAGTAGGCCTCAAGGGCGTCCTCAAGGCTTACCTCATGCTTCGTGCCTCGGGCTTCAAGTTCCCCTAGGAGCTTCTGGGCCACCTTCTGGGCGTCCGCCTTGGTCCCCTTGACCTTCAGAGACTGTCGGAGCCTCTCCCCCGTGACGGGGTGGACGAGGTCCACCTGCCAGTATGGGGAGCGGCTGTCTGGGCGCTTGTAGACTTCCATGGGCTGCCTCATGTGCGCTTTGGGTGGCTGATGTGGCTTGGTAGAGAACGTCAGAGGCTCGCTGTTTAATCCACTTGTAGACTTCCACTGGTTACCTCCCTCTGTAGCTGTAGCTCCACCAGACCACGGTATCGGCTGGCTGGTGGAGGGTATACTGGCACTGGCCAACCCGAGGCTCGCCTTGGTGGCGCGCAGCGCAGCGTTCGAACGCCAGTGTATCGTCAGCGCAGCCTGACAAGGCCACGCACGCGATGATGATTAAGCTACGCATTGGGTTCCTCCCTCTAGTTCAGCTTACCAAGTGTATACGCAACTGCCAGCGCCACGTTGTCGGCAGGGCTCATCCCGAACAGGGCCGTAGCGATCTCAGCGCCCCGCCCAACGTCCGCGTTGCGGGGACAAAGGGTCAGCACGTAGTGGCCCTCTCTCTCCTCCCAACATATTGCCTCGGGATACTCCTCCCTGACGGTGTTCAATAACCGCTCTTCCATTGTCAGCCCAACCACACTGTCGCTCATTTACGGCTCCTTACGGTGATCCTTAAGCCTCTCGGGGAGATCGAGGGCCTTAAGCGCTTCCCTGGGAAGTTCCTTGGGATACTCGCAAGAGTAGCTCCAGGGGTTATACCAGCGGTGGACCATCTTAGAGAATCTGCGTGGTTCGACGCCCAAAGCGTCCGCCATCTCATACAGCCTCTCTGGCGGTAGCGAGTTGCGCCCCAGCTCAATGGCTGAGATCGCTGTGTCCCGCATACCCAGAGCCTTGCCCAATTCTAACTGGGTCAGGCCTGCATCCGTTCGCAACGAAGCCAGATAATCCCCTACCTGTCGCCGCGCTTCCATACCGTAATCCTGTTGCCGGTTCAGCCTGCGCCTACCGGACGTTGGGTTGTTGTGAGCCGTCATAGTGTCTCTCCTCATTGGGCTACCGTGAGGTAACCAGTGTATGGGTATGCGAACCAGTGGGCAACCCCTTGCGGGTTACATCGTGGTAATGCTACCCCTTATCCCAGCGCAAGGCACAGGCGAGTGGGAGGAACCTTCGCTAGCAATTTGCCGCACCATACCAGGCGGCGGCCTCATTTGCCAGGCAAATCATTGCCGCCTGGTTTCAAAGTCTCAGACGAGTTACGATTTAGAACACAGCCTCCAAGCGGCACCCCTATCTTGACCCTATGGGAAACCTTAGGTGGGCATGAAGTGGCATATAGGTAGCATAGTGTAGCTACCTAAGGTTATAATGAGAGTATGTTAAAGAAAGAGGCTTATATGCTTTACCTAGGGTTAGCTTTAAGTAGAGCATTCAAGTAGCCTTAAGGTAAGCTTCGTCCTCTCTCTTCCTCGGGGTGGGGTAGAGAGTTACACCCCTATCTATAAGCTTGCGTAGCAAGCGCGACAGCTTCGCTGTCTTATGGTCGTGTCGAACCAAGCGCAGCGCCATGAAAGAACAGCAGCACGCAAGCAGCAAGCAAGCCCCAGGTTAACGTCATGATACCTAAGGCTGCTTGTAAGGAAGCGTCCATGGATCAGCACTCCCTACAAGAGCAAATAATAATCACAACCATGAAAATGGAAACCCAGCTAATCCACATGGATCAGCACTCCCTACAAGAGCAAATAATAATCACAACCATGAAAATGGAAACCCAGCTAATCCACATGGCTTAGCACTCCACCAGAGAGACACTAAGACACATTGGGCTAACGCCCAATTGCAGCGCCA